CTGGACCTTGTGGACCTGGACCTTGTGGACCTGGACCTTGTGGACCTGGACCTTGTGGACCTGGACCTTGTGGACCTGGAGGGGCTGCTGGCGGATTAGCTTGAGGAGCTTGTCCTGCTTGAGGAGCCGCTGGTGCTTGAGGAGCTTGTCCTACCTGAGGAGCAGTCTGCTGTCCTCCCAAGTTTCCCTTTAAAACTCCATCTAAAGACTGCATAACCTTTGGTAGAGCTTTCCCGAATTCCACATCAGTAGGAGCGTTGTTAGCAAGGCTAATAGACTGCAACGCAGATGTTGCATATTGTTTTTGTTGAGGAGTTGAAGTTGGAGAATTTGCAATATTATTAAGAGTATTTTCTGTTTCTTGAAATAACTGCTTAGATTGTTGCCATGCCATTTGAGCAGCAGAAAAATTATCTTGGAATTGTTTTCCGCTTTGATAAAGCTGTTCTCTTATGGACTTAAGTTTACCAATAAAAGATACATTTCCAGCCCAGTTACCGATGTTCTGTCCTACACCACGAAAAAAATCCATTGGACCTGCCTCCTTGAGCAGGCCCTGAGCGGCTTCTGAAAGCTTATTTGCAAGATGAGGCTTTGATATAAGCTCAGAAGCTATATCCAAAAGTTCATTGCTTGCAGAAATAGCTTGTTCTTGAGGTACATTTGCAACATCTTCAACAGAAGCAAAAATAGCACTGCCAAGATCTAAACCAGAAGCAACCTTCTGATCAATAACTTCTGCTATTCTCTTGTCAATTTCATTATATTTATCTGTTGCAGAAGCTGTTTTCACAAACACTTCATTCGTGCTTGCATATTTATCCCACTTAGAACCATCATTATTAATAGACTCAACATATTCTGCATGGCATTCTGTCCAAACCTGTTGAGCGGCTTTTGTTGGAGTTTCTAATCTCTTTTTGCGATAACAATTTCCCCAACACCTAGAGTTTCTTATAGCATAACCTTGCATACCAACATATTGAGCAACCTTGATATTCAAGACGCTACTAGCGATTTTGTCTACTCTTGACGCCAAAGCAGCAAGACCTTGCTCGTCAAGCTGGTCTGCGATAGACGCTAATAGCTTTATTGTATTTTCCATAAAATCTGGCTCCTTATCGTACCACGAACTTCGGCTTAAACGTTCTTCCAACAAATGAAAATGTCTTAACATTTTGCATGCGGAAAGCTCGAATTCCTCCTACAGTTTCGTCAAAAGTTACAAGAACCTCTCTTGAAGGTTCTGAATCAGCATGAGATGTGAACCTACCGTGAGGTTCTATATATCTTGTTATCATATTATTACCAAACATCCTTGTTCCCTTTCTTTTGGAAGTAGTTTGATAAGAGATTTTCATAACCTCTTTATTCTCTTGTCCCCAATTGAAAGCATCTGAGATATTTGAAAAACGAGGAATCCTTTCTTCTAGTTCTTCGACATTTTGAGGTTCTAGCTCCTCAGGAAGAGGCGGTTCTTCTTCAGGAAGACCTTCCTGCTCCTGCATGTCTTTTTGATCTTCGATTGAATCTTCCAAATATTGACCTATCTCATCAGCACTAATAGCTGGTAAATTTGGATCTTCTTGATTTGTTATTTTCTGGCTTTGCTGAGCGTCATAATGATCAAAATAATCAGATAATGTTGGAAACTGGTCAGCAATATCATCAGGCAAGGATTGAGCGAGTCTAATAGACTTAGTGGATTCTTTCGAATTGCGCTTTGCAAAGAGAATGAATGAATCTTTTTTGTTAATGATTATTCTATCTCCAACTCTTATTCCATTAGAACTAAAAAATCCAACGTTTGCTTCGATGGCATACTTACAAGGAGAGCCACTACTAACAGCCCTTCTTGACAAAGGATCAATACGATCAATTTTGACAATGCTATTTCTTTCATCAACAAAAGCAATGTCTAATGGGAGATAAGTATTCTCGCCCCAAAAAGACAATTTCTGAACTGAACCAAAAACGAATAACATACCATCTTTTTGACCGAGACTTTTTACAAACATTAAACCTTTAGCCTGTTGTTCGGGAGTATCTGCGATCTTGACATTAAGTGTTGGGATATTATTAATTTCCATACAGATTTGTTCCTTTTTTCAGACTGTTTTCCTTTATTTGTTTTCGCAGATAGGATTTTTAAGGTACGATTCGTAAATATAGCTGTCGATCAACAACGGAGGTCGTCGCCATGCTCAATATAATCAAATTCGTACTTAAAGTTTTATTCGGAAATAGCGCCTCTGGTTCCCTTATCGTCTCTTCTTCAGTTCCTCAAGTCGATATTAAGACAGGATGGACTCCTAAGCATGTCTTTATTAGTCTTGAAAACAATCACGGTATGCCAGTTTGCGGCGCTCATAATGATTGGTTTGATGTAAAAATTGTTCATCATGGGTTTATTATTCAATGCAACGTCAAGAGTAGTTTTAGAAAAATAACATGGATAGCAACAGAGTAAATATAATTGGTTGGTATAACAGAAAAAATTGCGGAGACGAAAGCTATAAAGAAGCTTTTCCTAAACTTTTCCCGCAATACGATTTTGTTTTCTCGGACTGCCCCGTAAAAAATGCAGACGCCTATATCATAGGCGGCGGCGATGTACTAACAAAAAAATTACTTCAGTCGCTTCTCAGTATTGACAAACCAAAACACATTATGTCAGTAACCGTTTCTGAAGACTTTAGTCCAGATCTACTAAAGGGCTATAGAACTATTATTGTACGGGATAAGAATTCTAGAGAAAGACTAAAAAAGATAGGCATTGAAGCTTTATTGTATCCTGACTTTTCTTTTTGTCTTGACTATAATAAAGAACGAGGACACGCACTTGTTCAAGACTTATTTACTATAAACAAGCATGAGCTATATCAAAATAAAATTGGCATTGTTATAAACGGTCATATTTTGCCTCCGCACGGCGCATCTGCATTTGAACAATCAAGATTTGAAAGATTTGCTTTTGATTTAGCAATAGCAATAGATCAAATACCAGCAAGTTTTGTTTTTATTCCATTTAGCACCAAACAACCCTGGGACGATAGAATATCTAACGGCATAGTCGCCAGTAGATGTAAATGGTGGAAAAAGAATGCAATCTTCTTTGATGATCTTAGCGTAAAAGATACTATTGATATCGTATCATCATGCAACGCATTTATTAGCACCCGTCTTCATTCTTCTATTTTTTCAACAGCTACAGAAGTTCCATTTATAGACATTACTCACAATCATAAAAACAAATACTTCTTAGAAACAATAGGATATCAAAAGAATTCAATTGGTTTTACTGATTTTAGTTCAGCAAAAATGGTGTCTTTAGCAAAAAACTTGCTTTCAAACTCCAGTAATAATGAAGAAATTGGAAGTATATCATCTATGAATAAATTTCTACTAAATGAACTAAAGAAAAATATGTTACTAACATAAGGAATCGCACATGTTTATTCTCTACGACGAAAATAACATTATACGAGCGATATCAACGAACAAAGCCAATGGTGAAAATCTCACCACTATAAAAGTAAAAAATGATAGAAATTGGGAAAAGCTTATATACAAAAAGCTTCCCAGCGATATTCTACAAAGTATTGGGTGTATTCACAAAAAACCCAATAGCGATCTTAGAATTGCTTTTATTTGTAATTGGAAAGATAAGTGCGGGATATCAACATATAGTCAATTTATTGTTGATGCGATTAGACCAAAAGTAAAAGAAATAGCCATATTTTCAGAGCATGTCGAGGAAGACTCAACAACTGAAGAAAAAGAAGAAGGCATGGTTCGTTGCTGGAAAAGAGGAGAAGATCTATCTCCTCTTATCAAACGCCTAAAAGACTATAAAGCTGATTTTGTAATCATTCAACATGAATATGGTATTTTTCCTAACGCATTCAAGTTTATGCAACTTATGCAAGCTCTTGACAACACTCCATACGTTGTTGTAATGCATAGCGTCTATCGCCACCTAGACAAAGCTGTTTATAGCGAAAGCGCAAAGAATATTATAGTTCATTCTAGTGAGGCGAAAAAAGTTCTCAAAGAAATAGGAAATACAAACAATATATTCACAATACCTCATGGATGTATTCAATCTATTGACGCAAGCGAGCTTTGGAATATATGTATAAGCCCATATACAATAGTTCAATTTGGTTTTGGTTTTTCTTACAAGGGAGTAGATAGAGCCCTAAGAAGCATAGCTCACCTGAAGGCTTCTGACAAGAAATATGAAAAGATACAATACATATATCTTTGCAGCACAAACTCTCACAATAGTGCTTCAAATTCTGAATATTGTAAACATTTAATGGATATGGCTAAAGAACTTAACATTGAATCAAATGTTGTTATCATTCAAAAATACCAAACAGAAAGCATGATTAATCTTTATCTCAGATTAGCAAAAATAGCAATCTTCCCATACATAATTGATCCAAACAATGAAGTTTTTGGAGCAAGCGGAGCTATTCGCATTGCGCTTGCTAATAAGAGACCAGTAATAGCAAGCGAAAGCCATTTGTTTGACGATTTGGAAGGAGTAATACCTAGACCAAACAATCACATAGAGCTTGCTCAAGAAATAGACAAAATCTTTAGCTCTGAAAAGTACCGTAACGATGTTATCGCAAGCGGTTATTCTTTCGTCGAAAGAAATTCTTGGGACGCCGCTGCTGACAAGTATCTTGAAGTATACCAGTCAATATCTTCTCATTCGTAACGAAAACCGCATCTATCAAGCATAGAACTGACATCACTAAAGTCAGAATCATTAACATCTATTGCGATAATGCCGTTTACTGTTTCGGTAACATTTATGCTTACAAGATGATTATGCTCTTGCACCCAAGACATTATTTGTTTTTTGTTGTCAACATTTACTGATTTTGAAATAGTTAGATCTTCAGCATATGGAATCATTCGCTTTTTGTCTAGATCGTACTTGAATTTCAAGACACCGCCGCTAATAACGTGCATTCTTTTTTCAAGAACATCATACCATAAATGATCGCTAACAACATTGCTCTTTTGTTTTGACTGTCGTTGTTCTACTTCAAGATAGATAGTTTTCATCTTTTAATCTTTTATACCAGTTTGGCTTAATGTTATTAGAAGATTTTTTGGACAAAGCAAAAGTATCATCGTTCAGTATCATAACCTTGATAGACTGAGCGCCTTTTTCGGTTATTTTCAAATAGTTCCCCTGATCTTCCACAAGACCAGCAGCTTCCATTTTTTTAACATCAGATGATTTTAGATTTGATGGCTTGAGAAATTTACGGTTTGCCGTTTTTCCAGAGCCATCCCATATTGAATAAAGAGCTTCATTGGCAGGATCTTTCCTGTTTATAATTCTTGATCTAACGTCCTGCAATGCAGGCATAATCTGAATCAATATATCAAGCAAAGATTGTTGTGCTGTTTTTATCATTAGAAACTCACTTGTACACCAAAGGATCAAAGCTTTTGTCTTATCTGCTGTTGAATTGCGTTTAGGGCAATTGCATCAGCTTGTGATAATCTATTTAAAGATTTAATATTTAAAGTTGCAAAAGCCTTCTGAAAAGAAATTATTCTTGGATCTGACTGTTGCGGTTCATTAAGAGATTTCAATCTGTCTGGAGAGAAAGTAACAGTCTGTGATTGTTGAGCTTCAACATAAGATTTTGTAGCAATCTTTTTCATGACCAAAGAGTATTCCTGTGAGGATATGGGTTCTCGCCTTCTTTGCCCCAAAGAAACGGTTCGTTTCTTAATTCTCTCCAAACAAAACCTTCATTTACTCGGGGATCATTATACCCCTCTAATCCCATCTTATATCTTCGTTGCCCTTGCTTGTCGTTTTCTCGGCCAGCAACCTCATCGCTAATAGAGGACCAATCGAAAACTCTTTCCTGCATAGGAATATCTAGATTCGAAAACGGGCCATGAACACCTTTTGCTATTGTTACATCTTTGTTGATAAGATATTTTGCATATATCGCTATAAGAGATTTTATATACAAATTCTTTGCAATAATATGACCAACCCATTCAATCGCCATTTTGTATTCAATAATTTTTGACATTATTCTATATGAAAACTCATTGATATCCTTTGATAACGCAAAGCAAATAGAGTTTTCTATCTGTATAAAATTACTTAATCCAGGAAATAAGTAAACCATTCTCTTTAAGCCTTGAAGAGAATGAATGAAAATATTATCTATACCTTCTGTTGCTTTGCCGTTTCGAGGAGATGGCTCTCTAAGGATTGAACTCAATTCATTCCATAGCTTTTCTGTCAATTCAAATGCGGCCTTTGCTTTCGCCTTATACAAAGCAAGAGCATGACCCACTGGAAGTACGCCGCTTTTTGTTTTTACATTACCCTGATTTACCGTAACGCCATGAATGGCTAATTCTTTTTTAAGTAAATCAAGCATAGCTTATATCCTCAACTGGCCTTCTTTTAACTCCAAGAGTTATATGAAAATCATGATCTAGTATTCTTGGAGAAAGTCTATACTTTTTTCTAATATTTTCAAGTTCTGGAGCTTCAACAGGAATAAACCAAACAGCTTCCATCTCATCCCATCCATCTGGATTATCAACCTTTTGTACGCCTTTCATTTTGTAGCTGATTTTCTTTCCCACATCTTCAAAAGAAATACCGTTATCAACAACTTCCCTTCTCTTAATAACAGTTATATGAGCGCCAATATCATCGTAATGTCTTTCATTCTTTGGTGGTTTCTCAGCATCGCCGCCTAACAACGGCAAAAATCCATTGAAAATAGAATTAGGAATATCAACGAAAACAAAACCGTCGCTAGACTGCCTTAGTTCCCCTTGAAAAACAACATCTGCTGCATCATTTGCAAACTTTCTCAAAAACCCGCCAGCATTAAGTAGTGATTGCTTTTGATAATCTCTAGTCATATCTTGAGCGTATTCAGAAGGATAAAGATTTGACCAGTAAAGAGTAAGCTTTGCCTCGTCCTTCTTTCTTCTTTTTAACCATTTAGGAGATACACTTTTAGAAACAACTTCTTTCAATCATTAATTCCTTTTCTAGAATTTATACTTTTCTGCATTTGCAAAAGTCTTTCCTTTGCTTGTTTTTGATCTACAAATTCCAAACCACCATCACTGTTTTTATCGATTTCAGATATTTGCTCTTCAACGGCACTAGCCCTCTTACCTTTGTTTGGATTGTGAACATAAGACCCCTTGGGGACAGCTTTGTTATCCATTTTATCTTCATTAGGATTAACTACATATACTTTATCATCCACAATCTTTTTTATGGTTTTTGATTTACTTTCAATTTTCTTGTTTTTAGCATCATCAATAGGCAACACCTTGCCGCTTTTAATGTATTGAACTATTTCTAAGCTTTCTGCTTGTTTTTTAGTAGTCAAAAATCTTTGCGATGGACGGACAACGGTTCCCCAAGGAAGAACAAGAATGCCCCTAGACTCATTTGAAAATTCAACCATTGATTCTGCTAATTTCTTCTTACTACTCTTACTTTGTTCGCTCTTGTCAAGCAAAAGCAAGCCAGAACTAATAAGCCCTTGAGTTTCAGGAAATTCAAATTGATCAATTGTTACTTCAATAACGTTACCGGCAATATAACTTCCAGGCAAAAAAGAAAGTACAAGTTTACCTTTTAGCGTTTCTACTACGTTCAACTTCATTTACTGCTCCTTATAGATGTCTAAGCCTATTTCTAACACCCTTCAAAACACCTTGCGATGAGTTTACATTAAAGGGAGGCCTATCTCTTCCGTTATCGTCTAACTGCCGCTTTACTGTATCGTTTATTCCTAAAGTAGCATCACCAGTTGTTGGTTCTTTATCGTCATGCAATTCAAGACCATGATCTGTTATAATTCCAGTTCCGTTATCGTGCTTTGGCCGTCCTTCTTCATCTGATATAAAAGGATTATCAGAGGGCCATTCCTTATTTTCAGAAAAAGAAGCTCCTCCTGAAGGCGTAGTGTTTGAAAAACCGTGATCACCTGGTCTTAGCAAATCACTACCGGCTCCGCTTCCGGGCTTCCCTTTACTCCTTCTATATGGATCTGTTAATAGAGGATTAGTTAAATCAAAAACCCCTGAAGGATCTCGTCTTGAAAGTTTATGAAGATTAAAAGGACGGTTCTGTGTCATTATTGTTTCCTAAATTTGATAAATCTGTAGGAATTACATTAACAGGACTGCCGTTATTAATAGATGGGTCGGCAGTTGGGTCAGTAATTGCTGCATCTGTATCATTTACCAAACCAGCATTAGAAACATCAGTTCCTCCGTTCACGCCTCCAGGAAGCTCGCTTGGAGGAATGGGTATCTCGCTCATGCTAAAACCGTTATATTCTGCCGCTTCAGCCTCTTCTTCCGGAGTTATCTCTGCTTTTGACGTATCAATTCCAGACATTTGCGCAGACAAAAAAGGATCGTCTGTTACGTCAGGACTGCCGTCTAAAAAATCCGCTTGATTGGCTGGGTCTCCTGGAACCGGAACAACCTGCGACATAATTAATGCCTTATCTTTGTTTATTCCGCTTACAAGATCTCTTTCATTTTTTGTAAGATCTCTATTTTCTTGCGCAGCCTTAAAGTAAATGCCGAATAACAAACCATCAGCATCCTTCAAAGAAGACATAGCCATTTTTAGGCTCTTTTCATTACCTGCAAAACCGTGCATAGGCTTAATATCTAATTCTGTAGAAAAATTCTTTCTATTAACTTTTGCGCTAGGATCTACTGGAAGATTATCAAGGCTTCCAAATCTTTCAGGGTTGTTTTGTAGCTGGCTTCCCGTAGGAGGAATATTGGAAGGAACCTTAGTAACAGGACCGTCCAATTGATCTCCAACGTATTTGTCCCAAAAAGCAGTATCAGCGCCTTTATTTGCCTTAGAAAAAGCGTCTCTGTACTTTTTGTCATTTGCATGAGCCAATGCATTAATAGGGGAAACCTGATAGTTATCTTCCCCGTCCTTGAATTGCCTATGAGGATACAAAGAAGACTCTACATCTTCAAGAGATCCCTCTGTAACTTTCTCAGCAGAAGTGGCCTTTTTTCTTGCCTCATCAAGCCTTGCTTCGTGAGTTACTTCTTTTGTTTTTCTACGATCTTTTTCAAGCATAGCATTATACGAAACAACACTAGTGTCCTGTAAGGACAAATTTCGCTTAGTTATGCTTGCAGGTAATGCAGAAGATTGAGGCATTACGCTATCGTTTATTTTTTGTGCTTTCTTAAAATTATAAGTCATCTTAAACTCCTCAGCGAGGATACGTTTGTGATCTTCGCTCTAAATTCTTTGCCACCTGACCGCCAGGACCAACGCCGTATGGCTGACCAGACATAGATCGCCATACAATATCATTCCCTCCTCCACTTACGGGAACTGATACAAGTCTTCCTTGTGGAAGTCTACTAAGTTCTTTCTCAACACAGTTGTAACAAGCACCAGCCAAGGCGTCACAAATATCGTCAGTTGTAACATCTCCATCCTTCCTTGGGTATACTTTATAACCGCTATCTAGCCATTTTCTTTGAAGATTTAGCATTTCATTTTTAAGAAGAAGATGATTTGGAATAACTAGCTTGTTTTTAATCGCAATCTGATAAAGATTGTCATAAATCAAATTTTTGTATTGCTTGTTATATGGAGTCATCTTAGTTGGCAAGCCCTTTTTTCTAAGTTTTGCAATACTTGCTTGACTATTGAAATGGTCATAAGTAACAAGACCAAAACAAAACTTAAAATTGAGAGACGCAACATATTCATCTACTTCATCAACAGAAATTGGCTTACCAGGAGAAGGCGACCAGTATTTGATATGATCCACAATTATTTTCCAGTCTCTTTTGTGAGATTCAAAATCAAAAAACATTTCCTTATGAGCTATAACAAGAGCGTAATTATGGCTAGAAGTTGCAGGGTCTAAGTGAGCAAAATACGTTATGCCATGAAGACCAAAATCCCTAAACCTCAAAGACTTATCAGAAAAACAATTTTCAACTGCTTCTTCGCTAAAGAAATTCTCGCCAGCAGTTCCTGAAAACTCAGCAGCAAACTCCATTTGGAATTTTTCTTCTGGCATGTCCGGGAAAGCCGCCATAAGGCCTTCTTTTGTCTGCATGGGATTAACTTGCCAAGTAGCGGCCCTACAGACAAGCCTATGAGCCACTTGCTCATGAGAACTGTATAGATTATAAAAGATACCTTCTTTACCTCTTGGGGAGGAAAGACAAATAATCTTACCATCATAAATTGTTTCTGTTAAAAGAACGCCATTTTCATCATAGAGGAACTTGCCATTATCGTTAAGCCTAGGAACGTTTCTAACATATGTTTTAGTTGCAGGGCCAAGAGAGTTATAAATTGCATCACCAGAAGAAGATCCTCCGGTATTTTTATACAAGCCAATCTCGTCCAATAGCAAAACATAACAAGATATACCTACCAAGCTGTCAGAGTTACTATGTCCTGAACGAACAACAACAGACCCTAAACTAGGAGCAAACCCTTTAGACTGAAGTTCTAAGTTGTTTATCTTATCAGCAGGAGTAAGAAAGTGAATTGCATCAGAAGTTATGCCTTCAGGAACAATCTTGTCTTTGAAATAATCACTCTTGAGAACCTTGTCTTTAATCTCTTTGAACAAAATCTGAGCCTGCGCTGCTGCATTTGCAATTGTAAGAATAGTAAATGGTGTGGCAGAGCCAAGGTTGTAAATCTTATAAGGGTTTCCGCCTGGAACCTCAAGAAGCCTCATTGCTTCATACAAAGCGATAATAGAGGTAAGAAAGTCTTTACCGCTATTATGACAAATGAATCCATTTGAGACAAAATTCTGAAGATGTTCTTTGTCTGAAACCTGTATATCATAAGTTCTTTTAATTCCGCTTTTCTTTATTTGCGTAATTGGAGAAAATACAGGAGCATTAAAGTCAATAACAGCTTCAGAACTCGTTTTTGCTATTTTCTGAAAATGCTCATGACCAACCAACCCTATTTCTTCAATAAAAAGCTTAACATGTGAGTTTTTTGATATGGTAAGAATATGTTCTGATTTTGCGTTTATAAGCTTAGTTTGCAATGTAGCAAAAACCCCGAACCTAGACAATAGATGCTGTATTTGCTTTGCGAGCAATATGCTGCTAAAAACAGATTCTATTTTACAACTTTTTCTACTAGACGACATCGTATGGTAAGCAACACTATCGCAACTAAGAACAGATCTAAGATATGCAGCTACAACGTTTTTAGGAGAAGTAAATATTCTTGCTGGCACGAATTTCTGAAGACTGCTTTTGTTCTTAATTCCATTTTCCGCTAATAAGGTTATGATATTATTTTCAACATCTTTTGAGTCCTTAGCTGAAGCTTTCTGCACAAGAATGAAATTATATTTTCTTTCATCAAAAGATTTAATGTCGTGATTCTCTGCAATATCAATCTTAATTTCGCTGGATATAGAAACTGCTCTGCTCTTAAAGTCTTCAAGAATAACTCCGTCAGAAAGAGTTGTTGCAACATAGCACCCAGTTGAATCGCAAGAAGAACTACTCATATAACCCAAAAATGACGCTTTATCTTCATTTAATTCTGTTGATGAACCAAAAAATGGCTGATGAGATGCTATTGCTATTTTATCTTTTGGCTTTAAGTCTTTTGCTTGAACCCATCCATTTTCCGTTAGCATTGGATGATTATCAGTTACTTCTATATCATGACCAGAAGCTGTTTGAATCAAATAAACAACCCTTTTCCCTTGACTTACAAGATTGCAGTCATTAATGACATTCATTGTTTTTGCTTTTTCGTCAAATGTCCAAGAATCAAGCTTTGTTTTTCCGTAGTTCCAAAGCTCGCCAAGAGTCCAAATTCTACCAGTTTTAGGGTCAACTATTTCCGCGCTCTCAGAAAGACATCTTCTTCCCCAAACAAGAACAAGTTCTCTAAAATGATTTCCAGATTTCCATTTATCAATCATAGAACCATTGTGAGGCTCGTTCATTGCATGCTTTTCCATAAAAGCAAGGTCTTCGGTAGTCAGTTCAACATTTTCGTTTCCGTCGCTTCCTCTATAAAAGCACTTCAACACTAGCTTTTGCATATCATATAAGTTTGACGGAGGATTACGATGAGGTAGCCCTAAATATTCTGGGCTTTCAACAAACTCTAAAACACTTGGCATCTTACCTATAGCAACAGCATCCGCATTCATCTTTGAACGAAGACTATCAAATCCAGAAGAAGCATTGTCAGTAGTTTTTGTTTTTTTATCTTTAGCCATCTTTACCTCAAATCTCCAGCTATTTTATAGACTATCCAAGTATCACCGCCATCATAAGTTAAAAACTTCAATATATCTATATCGCCAGCAGTTGACGAAAAGGTAATAGAAGCATGAGAGCTTGTCTTAAATCCACTTGGGAAAGATATTGTATGACCGCCAGAAGATTGTTCAACAAGAAGAGTTATTTCAAAAGCATTAGATGAGCTAACATTACTCAAAATGGTCAAAGACACATTTCCTGTCAACGTCATTTTCTGCGTATTTCCGCCAGAAGTGCTTAACTGATAGCTGCCAGAAACCTCTCCTAGGTTGTTGAAGCTTAAATGACATTCATTAAGTAAGGGAGCCTTTAGCTCTCCTTGATAAAAATTAGCTTCTAATTTCTCTACGCCAATCTTCAAAGAAGTTGCAATACCATTGCCACTATATAAAGACTTAGCTTCTGATTCTATTCCGGCATTTTCATTATTCAAATAGAATAAATCATTATGAATTTGAGCAGGAGTTTTGTCTCCTATTTTTTCACTCATTTATATATCCTTATTACAAGTTTTCCCATCCTATCTTGTCCATCGGAAGCGATATGTCCTTCATCAATAGACCTATATCTCTCAATCTAGCCTTAGAGTCGCCTATAACTGTTATCGTATATCCAACCTGTTCAGAAAGAATAGAATAAGTCAATGGAACCTGCAAAAATTGATCTATAAGAAATTCGTCAAGATCTTGATAGCCATACACCTCTCCGTATTCTCTAAGAACATGCTCATTTAACGCCCTAATTGCATTATACATTGCCTGCTGATTATCAAGATGTTTAAAAACTATATAAGCATAAGTTCTTCTTAAAAAGCTTTCTAATTCTGTTTTATGTCTTTGCCTTGCGTTTACATTAGTATTTTGCAAAGTATTATACATGCATATTAGCGGACCTAACGATTGTTTTCCTAGATCGTATGCTTCTGATAATCTTTCTGTTATTAATCTATAATCGTAAGTTCCTATCATAATTTCTATTCCATAACAATCGTTTATTGAATTAACGAAAAACTATTGTTCTAAAATACCTCCACTCAAACTCTTGAAGATCATCTTTTTGCCTTATTCTAAACCAATAAAACTCTCCTCTTTCAAGAATCTCTTCATCCTGGTTTGTATAACGAATCTTACGACCTTCGTAATTGCTTGTTATTCCGTTTCCATCAAAAGGTCTAAAATCTCCATTATAATCTTCAAATGACCAATTAGTTATATCGCTAAAAGTATCTTTTGACAGTATCGGTACTCCGTTTTCAAAATCTTCATAATTGCGAGCAACTTCAAGTTCTATATGATAAAATCTAAAATCTCCATCATTATGTTCAAGATAATTTTCAAAGACCCAAGAGCCTTCTGTTTCTATGTTTGAACTAACTATAGAAGAAGAAAGAGCGCTGTTTTGTAAAGTATCAAGAACAATGTCAGATATTTTTGTTGATGTTTTTGTGAGGTACTGGTTAAGGTTCGGATATGCAAAATTGAAACTTGTAGAGTTCCTGTCAACAACAAAGTCTACAAATTTTGTTGTCAAATTAACAAAATCATTCTTCCAAGACAAATCATCAAACTCTTTATATAAATCATCAAATATATAATCAAGCTCTTCTTGAACAACTTGATCAGAACCGCTAATAATCATATTTCTCATATCTTTTATAATATTCGATTTTCTAAATAAACAACAAATAGCCTCGGCATAGCAGGTTTCCATAATCTTCCAAGCCTTTGCAGCGTCTATGAGTTGAGAATCTTCAAATGGAATAGGAAAAGTAAAAAACGAAAGAAGATCGCCAAAGCAAACTACACTAGAATTAAGCAATGGCTGAGAATAAGCAAACGCTTCACCAAGATAAGCGCCTCTAAAAAGAGAATCCATAAAAGGAACTGGTCTTAAAAAAGCAGAAGAATCTTCTCCTGACATATTGCCAGCAGAAGCTATGTAGCCTTCCCTTATTGCTAGGATAGGCCACGAACGAACATCAAGATCTCTTACAGTAAATCCGCCGTCAAAATCTGCATTATAGAAAAAGGCTCTTGTATTTGCTGTTGTTCTAAAATAAGATAACGAACCCCTTTCAACACCCCATCCCCAAAAAAATGAATCATTTTCCATTTGAGGGAAAAAGGCGTCTCTTCCGCTTAGCGGCCTAGAAGTGCTTTTAATAACAAGCCCAAGCCTGGAAGAATAATTTTCCTTGAAGTCAAGAAGATCGTTAGTATATTCGGTAGAGCCTGAATAAGTATATGAAGAATAAGGATCAAGATAGAATTTACCTGAAACCTCTAATCTGCTTTTTGCAGCTTCAATATTATCCATCCATACTGAAGTAACTATGCTTGGACCATCAATTCTTGTACATATAAGCGATTGAGCTGCGTCATAACCATTAAATCTTTGAAACACTTGTCTATTATATATTGGATTTTTTACATTCTTTTCAAACGAATGAAATATTCTAGAAAGACGAGATGTTGATGATATAATATCAGAACCATCTCTAAAACCTCCAGGAACAAAAGGCATAAGGATAATGCCATAAACACTTCTGTTACTAACAGGAGTAGACAATAGCGATACTAATAACGGATCTTCTACTTCTATCTGAAAAGTTGCATAATCTTCCAAAATTTCAATATTTGAGCATGGAATTGCAACCAATTGATCGTCGCTAAGGCCGTGTAATTTTTGATATCGTAATGCTATAGACAGGCTTTCTGAGTCATCCTGTCTATAAACACATATAATGTTGTCTTTTGAAAAAGCTGCTGTAGGATCTGATATTGATTGAAAAGAATTAAACAGCATGAACTTCTTGCTCCCATTCCCTTTTATATATTAGGATGGCTTAAAATGATAATACCATAGACTACTCTATGGTACTATCGGATTTAGCTATATCCTCTATATATTCAGCGAAATAGAATCAACTACCAGAAGAACCAAAACCGCCAGTTCCTCTAGCCGTTTGACCCAATTCTGAACACTCAACAAGAGATACAGAAACTGTTTGAGAAACAACAAGCTGAGCTATCTTGTCGCCTTTTTTATACTTTTTCAGAGGGGAAGGGAAAACAGCAATAACATTTCCCAATTCATCTTGACTAAACCTAAGAACTGGCTTAAAGCGAACAAGCAATTCGCCTCTATAACCATTATCTATAAGTCCAATGCTATTCGCAAGAACAAGATCATACTTACTAATACTTGAACGAGGGAATATATTAGTATGAATACCGCTCTGAGGCTCTATCGAGAGCCCTGTTTTATATTGAATAAAACCTTCTGCATCAACAATACCGTCATCAATAGCAACTAAATCAAAGCCAGCATCTGTTGCGTTTGCTCTTTGTGGTATTACTGCTTCTTGTGAAATCTTTTTAACTGCGATAATCATTACATCTCCTTATGAACACTTACTACTTCCACAATCTTTTTTATATACGAACTTACAAAGCTCGATAAATCTAACTTGATCTAATTTGTTTTTCATAAGATTAATATCTCTATGAACCCATTGTACATTATTTATTTCATATTCTTTATTTGAATCTATTCTATCTAAACTTGCTGTCATATTTTCTTTATCTAAGGAAATTTCTATACCAGAAAGATTGCATTTATATTTTTGCTTTTCAATGAGTTCCTGAAGATCTTTAGCAGAAAGATTAAAATCTATATTTCTGGCAATAGCACCTCTTTTTACTCTATCCATCAAACTTCCACTAACACTTTTATAGCCAAGATAAGAAGGATGATTTATTCCTTTTGGATTTTTCTTACAACCACAAGATGGATTTTCTCTTTGTCTTAAAGCGTTAGATGTTCTTTCTATTATCTTACCGCAATCACACTTGCATTTCCAATAAGGACTTCTAGTTTTTTTATCTATTAGAGTTAAAACCGTCAAATATCCGTATGTGTTTCCAATCTTTACGGCATTAGATCTACATCCACAGGAAGTTGGCGGTCTTTTTCTAAGAACATCGGAACGATACGCTTTCTCTCTTCCACAAAACTTGCACTTACATTTCCAATAGGCATAAGAAGATATCTTACAACTACTATCTATTTCTAGAACAATAAAGTTCCCAAACGTTTTTCCTTCTAGGTTGATTAATTTCGGCATAAGTGTCTCCTTGAAAACACTTACTAACAACACGATCAAATTCCTTTATTTTGAAAGAAATAAATGTTTTCAGGAGCATTTTGAAGAGCCGCAATCTTTACAAATTGAGCAACCTTCTTGTCTAACAACGTTTGTACTAGAACATGCTTCGCAAGAATAACCCGTCACCTTTGTTCCATCCTTGATATATTTCTTAAGAACCCTGGACATGGCTTTGCCAAAATTTGTCATATCGCCAGGACTCTTTTCAAGCTGATCAACAACGAATGTTATATCAGATCCATGTCTAAGCGACAAACTTATCATTCTTGTTATTACGGCTTGTTCATCAGTAAGTAGATCACAAATGTCCTTGACCGTCGTTCCGTCTTCTGCGTCCAAAACGTAATGCCCTCTCTGATGTTTGGTAATCTTGCCCTTCTTCGCATGAGTTACGCACCCGTTTCGACCGGCAAACACTTCATACGGATGGCCGTCAAGAAGACCAACAATAACAAAGAAATCTTCTCCCCTAGACTTTGTATGATGAATATCACATTCAAGCGTTTTTGGTCTCTTTGGAGCAGTTGTTTTTTGCAAACTTGCTTTCTTTTCGGAATCAGTTGCAACAAGAACTCCATCACGACATCCGTCCCTATAAACCGTAAAGCCCTTACAACCCTGTTCCCAGGCTCTCATATAAACTTCAGCAATAACTTCCTTCGGACAATCTTTAGGAACATTACAAGTCTTACTAATGGCGTGATCTATCCACTTCTGAGCCGCAGCCTGTATGTCAACGCTAGCAACCCAATCAACATCATTAGATGTTGCCTTGTAATATGGAGAATCCTTATAAAATGGTAAATCATCAACGCTTTTTGGCGGAGAATTTTCATCCAATTTATGACCATTAACATTCATCCATGTCTTAAAGTGATGATGAAAAACGGGATAACATTGCCACTTATCACCAAGATCATCAACTCTATCAACTCTTGTGTAATGATCATTAGGATTAATTTTCTTCCAACGTAAATAGAATATCAAGAAAGCAGGCTCAACACCAGATGTTGTTTGTGTTTGAGTCGAAACAGAACCGGTTGGCGCTGTTGTTGTGTTTGCGATATTTCTTCTACCGTACTTTTTGTAAATCTCATAGACATCAGGTGCGGCTTCCCAAATGCGTTCAAGAAACGGATGGTTCTTTTCAAGATCAAAGCTCCATATAGGGAACGCTCCTCTTTCCTTAGCCATAACACAAGATGAACGGTAAGAGCCAATAGCAAGAGTCTTGTAAATCTGCTCAGTCAGTTGTATTGACTCCGAAGAACCGTAACGAACGTTTAGAGCGGCAATCGCATCTCCCAATGCGGTAATTCCAAGTCCAGTTCTTCTTCCATTAATACAGGCTGTTCTAATGTTGTTCCAAAGTTTTCTTTCTGCATACTTCGCGTCATCGCTTTCTGGATCTGAATCAATCTTTTCTAATATCTTATCAATTTGTTCGATTTCAATATCAATCATATCATCCATAAGCCTTTGGGCAATGGCTGAAATTTTTTCCATCTTCTCAAAATCAAAACGAGCTTTATTAGTAAATGGATTTGTAACAAAAGAAAATAGATTTACGCACAAAAGTCTGCAAGAGTCGTAAGCGCTAAGGACAATTTCTCCGCAATTATGTGCGGTTATTCCGTTGGCATCAAAACAATTTACATCTGGAATACTACAATCATAAACATCTTTTAATGAGCCTTCGGTAATAGAAGTTACTTTCGCAACATATTTCTCTTCATAAAATCCTCTCTTTTCGTGGGAATCAATGACTTTCTTAAGTTTACTAGATTTTTCAGGATCAGCAAATCCTATCTTGTTTGCAAACTTTTGAATATTATTTTTTGTAATAACAAGCTCATGGCTTGCCAAACAATAATATTCCTTAGTTCCCCCCTTACCATCTGGCATTAATCGCAAGCCAGCTTCTTTTCTATTCTGATATATATTACAAATTATACCCAATCTAGCTAACATTCGCTGAGCAGCAAAAAGATTACCTAGATTAGATGAACACAACCTAACGCTAGCTCTTTGGGCTTTTTTAGTATAATTGATGGTTCCGTCAGCGTCAAACCACCCCATCAAAAATCCTTGATATAGCCTAAAGCTAGATTCTTCTATTTCTTTAGACACATTCTTATTTTCATCTATATCAAATTCTGATGCCAAATTCTTCAATGCCTTACAATTAAAACCAATTCTATCATATTTAATAGCAGAAACGGAATCAGAAGAACCGGATCCTACATCACACCTACAGGGCAAAACCTTGTTAGCCATATCTGAAACATACTTCATCATAACAGTCTTAGTATTACCCCACCAAGACAAATAAGCGGTATCCCCACAAATACAGCCATCTCCAACCAAAGATCCCAACAAATACCCTTCTTCGAAACCCCCAGCGCCAGCCCATTGATAAGAAGAGTGATCCTCAAGATTCAAAAGATCTCCCTCTCGTATATCTTTAGATTCTTTCCACTTAGTGACCTTTTTCCTATTTTCATATGTTGCAACCAATAATTTATGGTTGGGAGTGCATTCAATCTTGTATCCTTCTTTTGTTGTCAAAATAATAGTCTTTTTGACTCCAGTAGACCAAAATCCATTCTTACCGGATAAATATTTTGATCCATTAACAATCGCAACAAATGGAGTATTAATAAGATCAGAAACCTGCCTTGGTCCCATTGCTGTCATAACCCAGGTATCAGAGGTAACGCATGGATTAGTTGCAATACTCTCATATCCAAAGTCTTTATAAATATCAGATGGAGTATATTTTTGAGCAGTATCCCAGAAAAGCAAACCAGGTTCTGCGCTCAACCACGCTGCCTCAATAATCTCTTTCCATAATTCCCTAGCATCAACCATCTGACGCATCTTGGGATTCTTAGCGCTAACAGGCCATCTTAATTCAACTTCAGTTCCATTTTTAACTGCTGTCATAAATTCATCAGTAAGACGAATGGAAATGTTAGCGCCAGTAACTCTTTTACGATCTTTCTTTATGTTTATGAAAGTTCTTATTTCTGGATGGTGACAAGAAATAGTCAACATCAATGCGCCTCTGCGACCGTTTTGGGCAACTTCTCGACAAGTATTGGAGAAGCGGTCCATAAAAACGCCTATGCCATCAGTCGTTCTTGCTGCATTTTTAGTCTCAAGACCCTTTGGGCGAATATGGCTAATATCGAAACCAACACCGCCACGGCGTTTCATAATCTGAGCTTGCTCTTGGTCTGTTTTCATTATTCCGCCATAACTATCTTCTGGCGAAGGAATAACAAAACAATTAGAACATGACTGAATCTGATATGGATTTCCAACAGCACTCATTGGAGAGCCTTGAGGTATAATCCAATTATAATTTTCAAAATACTCGTATATCTCTTCTTCAGAAATAGGATTTGGATATCTTTTTTCAATCCTTGCAAACTCAGAAGCCAATCTTCTGTGCATATCAGAGGGATTTGATTCAAGAATCCTGTTCTTATTATCTCTCAAGGCATACTTACTAACAAACACTGATGCGGCCAAGTCATCTCCATTGAAATAACTTAGCGATTTTAGTAGAGCATCTTCTTCTGAGTAGAAATTTGTTCCCATCTGTTGTTCTCTCTCCTTTTCCGTAGTAATCATTCATTCTTCCTTTGTTATTTTAATTGTGTAAAACATAGTTCGGCAACAAAGAAAAGCTTCCTTCCGAAGAAGTTATGAAAATAGTTTTTGTTTTTGATATCTCAAATTATAAAACATAATCAATAATCATCAGTAAAGTCTTCTAACGAAGCTTCTTCAGTGCTTTGACCAAAACCAAGAGCTTTCTTTTTACTTTGAGTCTCAATATATGATGAATAATCTTTGTTTTTGACTTCTAGAATCGCTGAGTCAAAATGAGACTTCTTAATAAGAAGCTTTCCGTCTCTTATTGAGTCTTCTTTTACTGCAAAGAAAGACGCTGTTGAGCAAAGATCCTTAACGTGAGCACCAGTAAGACCCTCAAGAGCTTTAGCAAGTCTACTTAAAACAACGCTTTCATCAATAATAAATCTATTTGTAAACCTTAGAATCATTTTTGTGATTTCTTTTTCTTTTGGTTTACTTATTTTAACAATTCTGTCAAATCTGCCTGGGCGGTTCTTAATTGCAGATTCAAGTTCATTCAGACAGTTTGTTGTGCCAAGAGTTATAATATCTCCAAAATTTTCAATACCATCAATCTGATTCATTAGTTCCATGACAAAAGACGCATTACCGTTTGAGCGGTCCATAGCAATCCAGTCAATGTCTTCAATTATGAGAAGACAAGGAGCTAAGTCCTTAGCCATATTGCAAACTTTTTTGATTCCAGAAAGTTTAGAAAAGTCAGATGGCAAAGCATATAAAACTGAACAGTCAATGTCTTTTGCCAAGCACTTGCAAAGATTGGTCTTACCGACGCCTGGCTCTCCGTGCAAAATAACGCCTCTCTTGATTGAAATACCAAAAGATTTAAGCTTTTGCCGAAGAGCAAAACTATCATTTATATTTGATTTTATAACGTCAATAACAGATTTAGGAAGTATGACATCTTCCCATGTAACGTTATCAAGCTCCAAAAACCTACCATCGCAATCAATCTTTTTGCCTTTGTAGAAATTGTTTTCGGAAGCATACTTTAGTAAATTTTGAATAAGATTGGAATCTTTTTCTGTTGTTTCTATTCTATAGACATAACTACCACCAGAAGATTTGCCTATGGCAACAATCATTTTGAGATCTTTTTTACAAAAATAGATAGTTGCAGACTCGTAACCCCTAATGTATTTATTAGGGGCAACCTGTATGTCAGCAAGCGTTGGAGGAACCTCATTCAAATAACCATAATCAGTGGCTTTTTGAAATTCCCAACCAGACATTGCAAAAAAATCATTCCAAACAAATTGTATTTTTTTATGAGTAAACGAATCTATTGGCTCGGAATCAATTAAGATTCTATCTTTTTTGCTAAAAAATTCATCAAGATGAGATTCTCTAAGCGAGCCTTGCTCGGCAAACATTACAGCTTGCGCGTAATCATGCAGCGTTGCATCTACAATCTTTATTTTTTTAAGATCTTCCATGCTACCATATCGGCAGTATGGAGAAAAGAATTTGAGCTAATTCACGGCTAAATGTTGTTCTTCTCTTCTTTGGTCTTATTTGCGTAAAATTGAAAGAACGGATTAAGTAAAGACTCAAGCTCTTTCTCTGATTCTGGGTTCTGTCTGCGAATGAAATCTATTACAGAACACATACGATCATCAAGAGGAATCTTTGCGGCTCCTGCGCCTCTTCGACCGCCGCCATGCTTCTTGCCAAATATTTTCTGTATAAACTGATGAACATTAATACCAAGAACTCCAGTTCTAAATGAGGAAATCAAATATTTAGGTCTATCAACTCCCTCATCAACAATACCCATAATAAGAGCGCTATCAATAGACTCAATCTGAAGCATTTCTTCGCAAAGCTTAGCAAGCAAAGCTCTTTGCTGAGCATTAACAAAACCAACATTTGATATAGTAAGATTATTTCCGCATATAGAAAAATTACTATACGCTCTTCTTCTAAGTTCAAGCAAAGCTAGCGGCTTAGGATAGTCATAAATCTTTCTAAGCAACTCGACATCCATCAAAGATCGCAAAAGATCAATCGCAGAAGCATCATTAGACGTAGTTCCTTCTGATTTAAGATCAGCGGTATCTGTTGAGATGCCAAGATAAAGAGCGGTAGCAAGACCTTTATCAATAGAAATATTCAACGAATTGAGTATTTCAAACAAGATTGTAGAACATGATCCATATTGCTTATTTATATAATTTGGGCAATCAAGATACGGATTTATAGTATGATGATCAATTACTATATCCGGTTTTCTTTCTTTTTCAATGAAAGGAAGTAATCCAGTGTTGTTTTCTTTTCCAAAACAGCAACTGGTATCAACAACAACAATCATGCTTTTTTCAAGATTAGACTTTATTTGCTGTAAAGATTCATCTTCATTGTCTTCATCTATTTCAAGTTTTATTGCTGTTATGTTTAGAACATTCATCATAACGCTATTTTGAGTATATGGAATTTCACCTCCATAGTAAATGGTAGACGTTTTACCTACAGACTCAACAATTGACTGTACAGCAAGAGCTGAAGCTAAGCAATCAGGATCTGGCTGATCGTGGCAAATGATAGCAACAGTTTCTTTCCCTTTTTCTTTTAGGGTAAGAATTATCTTCTCAGCTAATTTGTTATCTATAACCTGTACGCTGTCTTGTTCGCTCATAAAAACCTCAAGTTAATCTGTTCAACCATTCAAAATGATGCCTTTTAATGGGTTGAACCAGACCAATAGCAACATCCAAACCAACACGAGGCCAATAAGGTGCATCGCCACAATTGACAATAGGAATCGGGCATTCACGGCTCGCCCAAAACATCGCCGCTAAAAAGTTATCAACTGTTGTTGCGGTATGATTTTTGTTTGTTCCATAAAAATCAGTTTTCCCGTTCTTGTAGCCGCAATCACAACCCAAAATAACAATTGAAGAAAAACCCATAGCAACTGCAAGTTGAATAGAAAGAGCAGCCGTTGACCCGCCGCCATAAAGTATGGCAGGATTACCGCCGAATCTAAAAGAACCACGCTCAAGAGCAAAATGAGTAAATTGATTGTTTGGATCTATTGATTCTTTAGTTAATTTTGCGCATGGCAATTTTACGATATCTTCGTAGCAATCAGAGTACAAAGATTCGTCTTGCCATATAAGTATCTTTGGTAGAATAATCTTAAAGGCTCGATTAATGCCAATAGTAAAATAATCATCTATTAGTCGCAGATCGTTTTCAAGCAAAGAAGGACCGTTGCCAATAATGAAAGCAACTTCGCCCCTCATTCGACCGGCCCATGAGTTAATCGGGAATTTTGACTTTGCTCTAAAAATCATAGCAAAAACTGATACCAATATTCTCTTGACTGTTTATGTTTAATGTCTATTTTTGAAAGAACTGTATCTAGTTTTTCTCTATCAAAAACAGAATTATCTGAACAACTTATTATGCGACGAATCCCCTTGTCGTGAATCTCGTTTTTCATCCAGTCTAGACCAACCTTACACTGATCCATTGTTCTGCTGTTATGAAACTTATTTTTGCCATAAAAATCAGTATCATCGCCTCTTGAGCAACAGTCGCACCCAAGAAGAACAATAGGATTACAGCCTAAAATATAAGCAAGTTGAACCGCAAGAGGAGAGCTAGAGCCGCTACCGCAAAGCGTTGTAGAATCTTCTGGTAAATCAAACTTACCTGGTTTTATTTTATATCTAAGAAATCTGTTTTCTGGATCTCCATGAATAGTGCTGTATTTTATGGATTTGGTTTCTAAAAGTTTTCTTCTATCAGTAAACCAAAGACTGGCATCTTGCCATAACAAAATAGTTGAATCAAGTTTATAGAATGACCTGTTTATTCCAATTGTAAAATAATTAGACAAAAGAGCGATGTTCTCGTCGTTTAAGGACGGGCCGTTGCCCAATATAAAAACTGGAACACCAGCTAGCCTGTCCTTCCACTTTCGAACATCGCCCTTTTGCCTAACAGAAGAATATCTAATTCTTCTAATTGACATCAGTGAGGCTCTCCAAACGGATTGCCCTCAAACTTTATGAATTTTGACCAAGAACTAGGAATAGTAGAAGATGCAAGCCTAGCAAATCTTGCATAAACCGGACTCCACTTAGGTCTTTCTGGCTTCTTTAGAAGCTTAAGACCAGCTTCGTCTGGCGTTCTGTCTGCTTTCTTAGAGTTTATGTCAAGGCAGCACATAACAAGGTTTTCCCAAGTTGAACCACCGCCTCTAGATCTAGGAACAACGTGATCCATTGTTGCAGTATCCATGTTGATTCTCTTGCCAGTATACTGACAAGTATAATTGTCTCGAATCAACAAGTTTCTACGAGTAAGCTTTACTTCTCTTAGCGGAAGCTTCTCGTACTCCTGCAATACAATGATTTCAGGAACCCTAACCTTTGAGTTTGAAGTTGGAATGAAAAGATCGCCTTCCGCAACAGGAAGCATCATCCAGTCCTCAAAGGCATAAAGCTGGTAATCGTTTGGATCAACAATTCTAGCCAAATCACTCATTACTTTTGTAATGGCCTTTTTGACAGGCATTATTGAAATAGGAGTCCAGCCCTTATTCAGGACCAATGTCGGGAGGGTTATTGTCGATCTCTGCTTCATTTGTTTCTGCTTTTATGCTCAGGTTTTTAAGAAATTCTCTAACAAATCCCTCGTTTATATCTATGACCGTGATATCAATTTTCGCATCATAATCCTGAGAAATATGAGCCATTCTCTTTGCGACTTCTTCTTTATTGAGCCTTCCTATGCCGCACCCCAAACCTCCAAAAGCAATTGATTTCTGTCCTGTAGATATTGCTGTTTCCAAAACTTTTCGGAGCAAATCCCCTATCAAATTTAGAGATGTTTGACCTCCGGGGAATTTCATAGTCACTGCATGGTAGACCAATTTTACACCTCTACGCTTTAGTAGACCTGCATCAGAGATGTATAATTCTCCTGCCTCGTATGGACCGCCTTCTCTAACTACTTTTGCAACGTTTTCTTTTAGCAAATCTCCACCAGAACGAGCAATAGCTCCGGCGACTCCTGACCCCATAACGCCAATGCCATTAGCAGCATTGACTATGACATCAATATCTTCAACCTTCGTGATATCCCCTTGAACAACCTTCATGGCGGTCTCCAAACTCGTTTTACGACTGTAGTATAGCCTCTAAATCCTTCATGTACGACGGATTTAGTGCCACTTTTTTCTGCAAACGCTCAAGAGTCTTTGCATGCATCTGGCTTATTCTGGATTCAGAATAACCGGTCTTTTCTGCAATTTCTTTCATTGTCATGTTTTCATAGTAATGCATATGAATTATTTTTCGCTCAAATGGCGTAAAATTTCTACCCATAAGCTTTTTAAACATTTCTTCCTTGACAACACTACCTAAAGGCTGATCTTCACTAGATTCGTAACTTTCTATCTGAAGTTCTTCGCCATCGTTTTTACCTGAAGAATTGCTGTAAATACTTACACATGAAACAGGATTTGATTTTGCCTCTATGTCAGTAAATTCTTCCATAGTCATTCCAAGATAATCTGCCATCTCTTCTGAAGTAGGTATTCTTCCGAGATCACACTCAAGGGAATGTCTAGCTTTTTGAAGTTTACTGTGTCTTTGTCTAACAAGACGAGGGACCCAATCAACCTGACGAATGTTGTCAAGTATTGACCCTTTGATTCTATGGATTGCAAATGTTTCAAATTTATTCTCAAGAGTTGGATCAAAGCGATCAACAGCATGGAACAACCCATCAGTTCCCCAGGCAACCAGATCGTCTATATCAACTTCCTTGATCTTTTTATGCATTCTGTCAGCAATCGTACTCACAAGCGGATAATAGAGTTCTAAAAGAGAGTTTCTCGCCTCTTCGTATCTTTTTTGAGCCTTCTTGTGTTCTTCTGTCATCTTCACAGAATCAGATGCGTTTTTATCAAAGCATTTTCTAATCTCAACAAAATTCATCCACTTTTTCTTGAGGACTTCATCACTTATCATCCTATGCCCTTTCTTTCTTCAATCGCTTAAGTATACGTCGTTTGCGCTGCACTATATTTAGTTCGTCTTTAGCCCAGTATTGTCTTCGGTGAAGTTGAAAAATCTACCGGTATTGACGCTGGTGCCACGGCATTAACGACCGTCGCAACTGGTGTTACGGAAGGCGACTGAGCAAGGCCGTATCCTCTCTTGTTCTTATCAAGAGAACGAACCTTGCTCACTAATTTCATTGTTGAACCAGACTGTATTTGATGAGCAACGCCTGGCTCGACAGCATTTCCGAAAATCTTCTCTCTAACAGTTGTAGGAAGATAATTCTTGGCAACCTCGCCAGTGTGAACAAGCTCCTTGACTGCTGTATCTCTGTTCTTAATCTGAAAGAATACATAAACAACAGCGCCGAGAAAGCCTAACCCAAGTACAGCCAAGGCTACCCATGCGATTTGTTGTAAATAAAGCGTTACAGCAACAGCTATACCCATAGTCGCAACACAACCGGCTGCAACCATAAAGGCTGCTGGGGTCTTAAAGAAGAAGCCTATAACCAAGCTAGCTCCTATTCCTATAACGCAAACCACGACAATCCACGAGAGCATTGTTCTTAACATTTTTGCATTTGAAGATTCTAGTTCTTTGATTTTATCTTGCAATTTTTGTCTTTGCGTTTCCGACTCTTTTGCAAAAGTTGTATAATTTTGAATCTTTTGCTGCTGTTCAAGTAATTGAGATTGAGTATCTTTCAATTTTTGCTCAACGGACACAAGAGTGGCCGAATCTTCTCTTAATCCGTTAGTTTCCGTTCTTATTCCAGAAAGTTCTGGCTGTACTGAACTTTTTACTTCGGGTGGTGTTTTTGACTCTATATTCGCAGCATGCTCATCAATTTTTTCGGCTCTAGTTGCAACATCCTTCCCTGTTTCACCAACAGTCTTTGCTGCTTCTCCAACCTTTTCTCCCTCTTTCACAACATTAGGAGTTTCGGGCGGAGCCTTTGAAATTGTTCTACTTGGTTGAGAATTCGAGCATGATGTTATAATAAAAGCCCAACTAATAATAGTCATAAAAACAAATATCCCCAACACCTTATTTATGCTCATCATTTTCTTCTCCTATAATGCTTTTGTGGTGACTTGGATTTCTTCATAACTGAAGAATCTGTAAGAACAAACAACGTAGAATCTATCCTCTGTTTTCAGAGTTTTTGCGCAAAATCCTACCTCGCAAAGCTTTTCTTTATATAGCCTTGCGTGTCGCCATTCCAAGTTGTACCAAAATGCAACAACCTTAATCGGGGGAGTTTTTATGATTGCGTGAATTATCTAACGCATTCAAAAACTCTATAATAACCCAAGTTACACCCAAGGCTATAACCCCTGTAAAAGGCCACAAAAACAGTTTAGTGATCCAAAATTTAAGACAAAGCTCCCCTATAAGCGTTGTCCAAAAAGTAGCACAAACCGTACATTCTAATAATTGAGGCAATTTGTTATATATTTTGCTAAAAAGATACTTAATTGGTTTTGTAATAAGATTTACAGGCCAATCTTCTCCTTTTTCTACCAGCAATATAGACATAGAGCAACCAAACAAAACTGAAAATATCAAATGAGTTAAGAGTTCCAAAAATCAATCTCCGGAAAATCAAATATATACTTATACTCGCTCATGTACTTCCAAATGTCCTCAAAACCGGCAAGTTGTTTTGTTTTTTGAACCGACTGTAATACGAAAAAATATTCACTAGAAAGAACAAAGTCATGTCTAATATTTCTACTTATTAGCAAATAAGATATCTTATATCCAAAGGGAGAAATATCTCCATAAAAAGTAGAGCAATAAGAACTCATACCCTTTTCTTAGGTCGTTTCTCTTCCTTTTCCTCTGAATCCATTTTTTCTTTATCTTTGCTTGCTTTTTCTAACGCAGATTGTATAATCTGCCATTTGCCCTTCTGGTTCTGTTTTAGACTCGAATCAGAAGAAACAGCAAGACTTGAGTTCTTGCTTAAGTGCATAGCAATTAGGGCAACGTAGAGCCATTTGTTCTGAACATCTGTAATTTTATACTTTTCAGTGAAACCCCAATCAGCTAATTCGTTGTAAATATCAAGAATCTCTCCTGTAATAGATTTATCAGGACGGATGCACGCTTGAAAAATCTCATCAAAAGCACTAACAGCTTCTTCAACAATTTGTAATCTCGTTGTCATTGGAACATTCATCTTAAGTCTCCTGGTCAATAAAGGATATCGTCAAATTCTGTTCGATATAGTAATGGATTCGCTAACTAAGAGGAACTCGTTAAATGAAAAAGGGATGGTACTACATAGCCGCTCAGAATGACATCGCTCTATTAAAACAGTCTACAAACTGGAAAGATGTCAGAAAAGGCCTAGGATGGGGAGCAGGACTAGGCTCTATTCCTTTGGCTATAGGACTACTTACGGGACCTCACGACCAGCAACAAAAACCGCAATCTCAAAAATCTACCATAAAAGAAACAACACCAGCAAAACCCAATACCCCTCCACCAGCTTTATCTCAACCTGAAAAAATCAAAACCCCTGAAATAGCTACTATAAATAGTGCAGAGCAAATATCTCCAATCGAAAAAGATAATAATGATGACTTAAATAAGATAATGGAAGTCATTCATCAAATGGAATCCAGCGGCGGAATAAATACGCAGGCTCGATTTGAACCAGAATTCCTCAAGAACTACGGTAATAAGGGTCTTATGCCAACTCTTAGAAAGATGTATGGAGATAAAGCCGCGGCAAGCAGCTACGGTCCTTATCAAGTAATGTTATTGAAAGCATGGGAAATGGGCTTCAAGATTTCACCAGAAGAACTTGCTCAAAAAGAAACTAACAGAAAAGTTGCTGAAAGTATTGTTAAGCAATATTATTCTAAAGGTTATAGCCCTTGGCAGATATTCAAAAGATACAATGGCGGCGATAAATACGCAAATAAAGCCATTAAGTTATATGAAAATTCTAAATAAGTTTTTCTGTTAGAACTAAATCTTTACCAATAGACAAATGCAAAGACTGAGCAATCTTTGCTGTAGCTATCGCATCAGAAAGCCCTCGATGAAGCTTGTCTGCAAAGCAAATACCTTCTCTTAATAAAACTTCTTTTACAGAAAGCTTATCTGTTTTTTCGCAGTTTCTTTCGACAAAATATATGTCTTTCAAGTTGCGATGTTCGCCAAATGGTAAAATAACATCATTACGGTAACAATCGCCTTTTAGACATTTTAAATCCCAACTTCCCCAAGTAAACCAAACAACCTCTTTAGTAGTTAGTTTGAATTTATCTAAATACCATTGATGAAACGAAGATACAGCTTCAGACAAATAAGGAGCGGCATCAACGTCTGATTGCCTAATAGATGTAAGCCTTCTGCAATACGAAGAAAGTTTTGTGTTTATCTTTGGTCTAACAAAACTTGTCCAAGTATCAAGAATAGTGTAGTTGTCATCAGTAACAACAATACCAACATCTATAATCTCGTTTAGATCTGGTACTTTTGGTATTTCCCAACAAGTTGCTTCTAGGTCTACAATTAATTTCATATCATGTTCTATTTTTAGACAATAGCTTGGAAAACGAAGTCATAAACTCTTTCTTTTTTCGTTCACTCCACTTGGCTTCTGCCATAGCCAAATCGGAAAAAAGACTAACCTGGTGAGGGTTTGTAACCAAAATCTTTTGTATCATTTCGATTTCATCGCCAGAAAAAGTTACAGCTTTCATTCTATGATTCTCAAAAGCTTCTGTAGCAATAGGAGCCAATAGTCTGCATGTATCTAACATCTTTTCAGCAAAAACTCGTATTTCATACTGAGCATGATCGTCCGCTCGAAGAGATAAGAAATGGAATAGATTATGAAGGTCAATCTTCCAATACCACTCAGTATAGAAGTTAACAGAGAGAAGCGTTCTTGCGACCTCTCTCGAAACTCCTTTGCCTAAGAACTCAATATAATCATTATATGTTTCGCTAGAAACAGTTTGCAAGCGACCAACAAAATCATTCCTAATCTGTTCATCGAGTTGTCCATCAGAAGCTTGTTTATTTAGCTTGCTTTGACCCATAACTCTTGCTGAATCTGGTATGTACGCAAGATCTGGAACTTCAGAATATCTTGCAGAATATTCGTTTACATTAGCTGTTCTGTGACGAATCCATTGTCTTGCAACAAACATAGGCATTCTGCAATGGAATTTAAGCTCTACCATTTCAAATGGAGTGGTATGTCTGTGCTTCATTAGATAATTAATGAGTCCCTTGTTCTCATTAACTGCTTTTGTTCCCTTGCCATAGCTAACTCTAGCTGCTTGAACTATAGCATCATCAGCAGATAAACAGCAAGGATTTAATGGATTTGGCATAGCATCAACAAGCCGAACAAATCCATAATCCAAAACCTTGTGAACAGCAAAGGCCGGATGAGGGTATTCTTGTTCTGGGTATAAAGGGCCAGTATTTGGTGTTTCCATTTGTTTCTTCTCAATAAAAGGCGTATGCAAAATTCGACTATTTTTACAAATCAATTAAAATATTCACCGTCCGAATAGGCGATCATCTTTATGATATTTCCGCAAACCTGCGATGTTTTATTTGAAACAAACGCAAATTGCTCCGAAATAGAGTCTTTCCGAGCTATCCATTCTTTTGTTATGCAACCTTCTTTACAGTGATTTTCCAAAAATAAAGAAATGCGATTTTTTGTAATTCGCAAGTCTCTTTCTAGTTCTTGTATTTGAGCAACATACTTTAGTGAATCACTGGAAGAGATTCTTGATAACTGCTCTTTTACCAGCAATACGGCAGAAGATGCTTTATCAAGATGATTCTGGTGCTTTTCAAGAACCGAGATAACGGGTTTCCAGTCAGTTGCCATGTGTGACTTCTATTCGACCATTCTTGAAAAGCTCTGATATTTCTCCACCAAATACCCATAAACATTTTCTTGAAAGAGGATTGTCCTGTTTATATCCGAAGCAATGTATAGTATTTTATAATGGAAATTTTACTATGAGATGGTATGACAGAGCGATTCCTAAAATAAACGATATCATGCCCTACCTAAAAGAGGCCGCTAAATCTATTTCAACAAATAGTCAGGTGAAAAATGTTTATGCATGGGGAGCCGTAGCTGAAAATATAGCCAATGAAGAGTCAAGAGTTAAGGATATTGACATACTAATTGAATGTAATTTTGACTCTGGAGACTTATTAGCAATAGACAATAGTTATGAAGGCGCATTGAAAATTGCAAAATCAGAACTAGAAGATCTTGGATTCAATCCTAGTGCTGTTTCTTTTACGCAATCTTTATTGAAACTCAAAGCCCCTTCTATTGATTTTTGGGCTATTTCTAAAGACAAAAAACTTCTCCACTGGGGACCTATAACAGAAACCATCGAAGAATGGAAACAAGTACGAAAAGAAGCAGAAACAAGAGCAGAAGAGACAACTAAACTAACTAAAAAAGAAGTTTTATCAGCATGCGAAAGTGACCGCAAAAAATGGCACCAAGCATACGAAACATATATTCAAGATTACTCTAATGGATGTCCTCAAGGCTGGTACGCTTCTCAGAATGATGTTGACAAAATATTTGAAAAAACAACCAAAATATCATAAGACATTATGACAAAACACTTGTGTCCAATTTGTTCATCAAAAGACAATTACATAACAAACAACCATATTTTTTCTTTCATAAAATGTAAAAATTGCTTTCATGAAACTATACTAATAAAAGAAGAGAATATATCTAAGTTTGTAAACAAATCTCTCAAGAAAAATAATATAAAACCTCAAATATCTCCTCAAATAGAAGATATAGTAGAATACTCTTATTGTCCTTATTGGACAATAATGAAAGCATTCAAACAGCTTTCAAAAATAAGAATAAGAAAAAGAACGCAAAATTTACTTATGGTTCAAACGTTTTCTGACAAAAGTGTTGGCATTTTTGCAAACAACCTAAAAATACCTTATAGCATATCTGAAACTGATGATTTTTACTATATAAATATTCAAACACTACCGTCTTCGCCGTAGCTATCTAAACGAATGTCGTTTTCTTCGGATTTTAAAATATACTTATCTCGCCAGTCTAATTCAAGAAATCCAGCATGCTCATAAGAAACAAAGTCAAGAACAATATCATTTATATAAAAAGCAATGTCTTCATTTGTCATATAACATGAAGCCTCTGGAATACCGACTCGATTTCTCCTTTCAGAGAAATATCCTAAGACTAAATTGTTTACAGCAAAAGCTTTTTGAGGACCAACTTGCGACAACCCTTCCAAATCGAGAAAATAATCTCTAAAACGAACCAAGGCGGTAATAAAGTCTTTTTCCCATTCCGTTCTTGTTTTATTCATATATTACATTATCGAACAAAGGAAGTGTAAGTCTTTATTTCAGAAATATTTTGTCGATGTAATGCTACAGGAGCCTCATATGATTGCAGATTTTCTAAAGTCAACAATAAGCATAGCCAAAGCTCTTCTTCCAAAGAGAAAGCATTCAAACGTTTCTGAAAATAACAAAATTCCTCAAAATAAAGACAAAATCATATTTCAACCTAATACGATAATATCAGGTGTTTCTTTTGATTTTCCATCTAATAATAACAATAATCTATTTAAATTATCAGCAAATACTACTTCAACAACTAAAGATATTATAACAATTGAATGCGATAACAGAGCAACAAGTCAGTTGCAAGGTATTTGTAGGTTTTTTGAAATTAATGAATTCGATGCATTGTCAAAAGGTATTTGGTTATTATCTCTTATTAGAGATACCGAAGTTAATAACAAAAAACTTGGGATTATATCTTTGGATAAAAACGGCCTAATTACAGAAGTTTCGCCTATCAATGTAGTATGAACTTACAGTTTTCAACATGCGCATTATGCAGACCTGAGATAATCGAAGAAACTTATCGTTCGTGGACAAACAAAATGAAGGGAGTTTCTTTCAAAGAAATGACCTTATTTTTAGATGTTGCTCCAATTCCCAAAGAAGATATAATAAAAAGAACAATGGTAGTAGAAATCGCTAAAAGCTATTTCGGCAATGTTGTTGTTAATCTTCCATCAGAAAGAAACTTTTCCAAAGCAATGAAATGGTGCTGGTCGTCAGCGTCATCAGACTACCTTTTTCACCTTGAAGATGATTGGAAATTGGAAAAAGAGTTTCATATTGACGAGTTATTCTCTATAATGAATAACAATCCTAATATAATGCAAGTTTCTATTAGACATCATCCTACCGACTGGAAGGGCGTAACGTTTTGCCCTGGTCTCCTAAAGAAGGTATACTACAAAACTTTTGCAGATAAGTTCGTTGATAAAAAAGACGAAAAAGTGTACATGAGTTACGAAGCCAATCCAGAAGCATTAATGAGAAGAATACAATGGGATGTTGGTATTTCTTATGAGAACGTAGCCTTATACCCCAAGGATGTTATAGTTAAAGACATAGGATATGCTTGGAAAATGCAAAGAAAATATTTCAACCAAACATACTTGTCTCAGTATAAGTCTGAGTAAGAAATGAGAAAACAGTTTGATTTTATCATTACCGGAACGCCGTTTTGCGGCTACTATGCAACTGTCAAAGCCCTTAAAGAGCTTGGAATAAGTTGTTCCGTAGAAAAAGGTATAAACGATTGGTGGGCAATGTTAGATGTTGAAACTGAGAATAGAATAGAAGGAGACTGTTCTTGGTTCGCCGCGCCATATCTTGACTATTTTAACAACTCAACGATTATTCTTCATCAAACCATAAACCCATCAAAGTTTATAGAAGAAGCCGAACAATCTAATCTTTTTAAGAACTGGGAAACGGACTATCTTCATTCTCATAAAACAGATTTTTCTGCTAACAAGTTTATAAAATATCAAGGAAGAGAATGGGGATGGCCTAATGACACAAAAGGTCGAATAGAGATGTTTTATTTGAAATGGAATCTTCTTATTGAAGCTAAATCGCAAGGTAAAAAGTACATGCGATATCAGGTGGAAGAATTTGGAAACGATCTTCTTGAAAGAATATGCTGGTTTATAGGTGCTAATTTTACAGAGAACAACACACCAAAGTCAATAAACAAAAAATATATAGAATCAAATAAACAGTTCAGCTTTAATCAAGAACTAAAAGATCTATGTTTTAGATATGATTATTTACCGTTATTTGAAAGCAAGATTCCATTCAAATGATCAATTTCATGCTGAGCACATCTGGCTTCAAGGTCTTTCATATGTTCTTGAATTACACTACCTTTAAGGTCTGTGTATTTTATAAGAATAAACCTATCCCGAGTAACATTCTTTGTAATACCAGGCTCAGACAAGCAGCCTTCATTATCTAAATAAGGCTGACATCCAAACAATATTACTGGGTTTATACACACTTTTGGGCTTTTATTCTCTAAGTTCATAACAAAAATACGAAGACTAACGTTTGCTTGATTGGCTGCCAAACCAATACCACCATTAGCTTTCATGATTTCCAGCATTTTTTCAGCAATTTCTTTTACGTTGTCTGAAGGCTGAACTTCACTACAACGAATTTTTAGAATATCAGACGGAGCATATACAAGCTGCATACTTTTAGTGTCTATTGACATAGAGTTTCCCTGTTTTTGATCAGTTGTCTAAAGATTATATGCATGCTTCTTCTGTTTTGTCCAATTGTGTTTTTCACAATTAGGCTTTGAAAAAGAAATAACAGCTCTACTGATAAATAGAAAATTCAAAAACTGGTCTTATTTTTTGTTATTGTTTTGTTGATCATTAACAAAACCCCACAGACTTTTAGGATGATTAGTTGTTTTGTTTAAATTTTTCTTTAAAATATTCCAATCAATTTTTGATGGAACGTTTTGATTTACTTTATTTATAGAAGATTTTCCAAAAGACGGGTCTTTTTTATTGTTCATTTTTTTATTCTCCATATTAGTAATTCGTCTTTATATAGAAATTGTATCAAAATTTATTTGATTTTTTATTTGTAAGCGCACTTTTTCATTGCAAAGGGAGATGTTTTCCATTGTTATATTGTTGTATTGCAATGTTGTTGTATTTCAATGACAGCTCGCCTTGCGGCTCGCAGTTGTCATCACGCTTCGCATGATTCCAACTCAATATTTCTCATTGTTATATTTTTCATTGCTTCTTCAATGCGCCATGCGCTTTGCGCAAGCCCCTTTCAGTCAATCCTAGAATCTTCAATAAAAAGAAACCAGAATCGACTGAAAGTTTCCATATCAATCAAGATAGGTTGCTAAGTTGGTCTTTTGAGGTCGGCGTTAAGACTTAGCTTTCATTCAGTCAACCGTCTTCTTTCGTCTACTTAGCTCATGAAATGGGGGGCAAAGCGAGCAAAGCAACTAGCCTATTAGGGCCGAAGAAACAGAGAATAGAGCTTCCATACCCTCTGCTACCGCCCTTTGTGGGGCAATCTGCGAACGTCTTCAACGGAGGCCAGAGTCAGCCTAATCATTTATTCAGCACCCGTAGGTGAGTTGTAGGGATGATTACCCTTTTACGATCAGAGACTGTTTTAGAAGAATACCGTCTCTTGCTTAGAAGCTGCTATCGACACAATCATGATCAAACTTCAATTCCACACCAAAAAACAAAACCCCGCAATTAGCGGGGCTGTTTTCAAAGATCGTCGTCATCATCGTCGTCGCTATTATCTTCTTCATCGTCATCAAAAATATCGTCATCGTCATCGTAGTCGTAATCATCATCTAGTTTATAAGAATCGGGATAATCGTCTTCAAGCATATCTTCATCGTCATCATAATTAGCCATTTGTTTTCTCCTTTAACGTTTTACAAAGTTAGCCTTTTCTAGGCTAAACATTTCTTTGTTGATATTGTCAATAGCCACGCTATTGAGATGCTCAAAGTGGCTTGTTCTGAAAATTCGTCCTTTTTTCCTTTCCAGAAAATCTTTCCAAAATTTGATTCTTCCATTAGCCCAATCTTTATCTTCATAAAGGGCGAATTCGTCTCGAACCATTTCTGTTGTAAGAAAAAAAGCGTCAACGGGTTCAGCAGCTATTCTAAGCAAATCTATATCGACAATCAGATTTGCCTCATAGTTGTTTGAAGGAGGATTCTTGTCGTGCTTTGTCCACATAATAAGATCAAATAGTTTACCTGCTCGTTCAGCTTTCCATCCCATCTGGATAAGGTCCATTAGAGCGTAATTAGCGCTAGCCCTTTCATTATCAAGACCTGTTCCAATCTCGTAGTAAGCATCATGGTAAAACCATGCAAGAAGAACGTTGTCAATAGATTCGCACTCGCAATTAGGTTCAATATAAGAAAGACTTTTGACCCCTTCTTCAATGTGGTTAAAGTTATGATATCTTCGATGGACTATTGTGTTGCCTGAAACTGCTACAGGTTCTCTGTAAGCCTTGGTAAGTCTTTCAAAGAAAGGCGCAGTTTTAATAATCTTATTCAGACCTGAACCTGCGTTGATCGCCTTATCGTAAACGTAAAAAAGAAAATTATAGCCAGTTGATGACTCAATAAGTAATTCTGCTTTTTCTGGAACTGTAATATTCATTTTGCGCACTTTTCCTCAAGAGCTTTTGCTACCATTTCTGGAATATATTTTCTTATTTCCGACTGCCAACCATCGTATCCAATCAAACTCTTAACGAAACTGCTAGATACAACAGAAAGATCATGAGGAGGCGAAACCATAACTGTTTCAATATCGAAACCTCTATCATTTGCCATCTTCCTATTGATCTCGGCCATTGTAGATTCAGCAGAAAAGTCTTCGGCATTCCTGACGCCTCTCAGTAAGTAAGAGGCTTTTTCTTTTTGGATAAAATCAACCAGGTAATTCGGTCCTATCGTTTTGACTGATGCTTTTGGCGAAATGCAAGCTCTTGCCATGCTTGCTCTTTCTTCAGCAGAAAAAAGATATTTACCAACCTTGCTTGGATTGACTGCAATGCACACAACCAGTTCGTCAAACATTTCAAGACCTTGTTTGACGACCCAGAGGTGACCAAGCGTTATAGGGTCAAGACTAGCTGCGTAAATGGCCTTGTTCATGCCCTATTTTATGGCAGAATATTTTTCACAAAAACTATAACAGAACTTCAGTGCTTGGAGGATCTTTTTCCACAAAAGGCATATAGCAAATTATGCTAGCATTTATAGATCCTGAATTAGTTATTGAATACAATGACATCGCTTTGACTTTTGACAATCCGGTTATAGCTCTGTAGGTTTCAACCATCCACTTTATGGATCTGTCAAGATCTTTCATGGAAGCTAAATGAATAGTTCTTAGTTCAAAAAAACTTCCAGGAGGAACGTCTCCGTTGTTTATCAAATTGCCTTGATAGCTGTTTTTGGTTGGATTGCTATAGTGGCGAGCGTTGAATCCGTCATCTTGAGGAACCATAACAAGAACATTTTTGCTTATATTTGGAACAGGAGCCCTTCTTGGTTCAAACTCTATTATTTCATTTTTTTCAATTATGCATAAATTCGTTTCTTTAGGATTTGCTAGTGTTTCCTCAATAACTGCCGCCCAAGAATCTTCAGGAACTATTGGTTCAGGATCAATGGAGTTTGTTTTAATTTTTAGAGTATGAAAAATGGGATGCTTGGGTTTCCCGTTTACGGCTCCAAAAGCAAAAAACCGTATACCCTCAGTCGTTACAAAACGATAAACAAAAACACGAATAAATTGAGATTCAATATCCGGAATAGATGCTTTTAGTTCTTTAGATAATCTTGCGACAATTTTAGCTATTGTTTTTTTAATCTGTTCTTGATTTTCGCATTTTATAAATGGGGCATAAAAGCAACCAGAAGAAGATTCAGAATTGGAATGAATAAAAAAGTTATCTTTTTCTAAAACTGTACCAAACAAGATCGTATCAAAACTAATAGGTATCTCTTTGTACCCATTTTCCATAGAGTCAACATCAGAAAAAATTTGCTCGCACTCAATGCCTTCAATTTTTGTATATATTGTTGAGTTCATACAACCCTACCATAGTCATTAATAACAATTAAATCAATATTATTAGTAACTTCTTTTTCGCAACATGCAAAAAATATACACAAAGAACGAAGAAGCATTTGTTTTGCTGGCTCGTCTGACATTGTTTTGATCAATTCTATTTTAGAGTATTTTGAGGTTGCATATATACAATCCTCAACAAGCCATAATATTATAGACGTAGTAGAATTTAGAAAGTCCTGAAGCTTTTCGGAAAAATCCATATCAATTTCATAATCGGATTGAACTCGATTACCAAGGCAAGTTAAGCCAGCATGAACAATTGACAATTCTCTAGTTTTGTCAAAATATGAAGGAGCAACAAGAAAAGTTAGAGTGTCATGACCTATTTTTTCAGAATAGACTTTCGTAACCATATTTACAACAGAAAAGCAAAGCTTGAACTCTTTTCGAGCCGAAAAAGCATCTTTATAAGAATAAATTAGTCTGTTTAGGTTTCCTAAACGATCTACGCTCATTCTTCACCTCAGTCAACAAGGGGTTGCCCCTTTATGACTGGGATATCGAACAAACAGTCCTCTCCATATAGCTCTCTCACGTGGTCAATCATTACAGAACTATGACTTGTCACAATAAATTGCTTATCAGGAAAACACTCGATAAGCTTGTCTATCATTTTTTTGTGTCTCTTGAAGTACACATGCATTTCAATATTGTCAACCATCACAATATCACTTTTATCTATCAGAGAAGGATCGCAAAGGCTTCGAAGAAGAGTTGCTATTTTCTTTTCTCCTGCGCTCATTGACTTGTA